TTAGTTTCTAATGACATGGTTTTAGTATTTTGAGTTACTAGGATGACCTCCTAGTGGGTTCGTGCGATGTGCACATTAGGACACTCCGATATCTATGTGATAGCGAAGTGCCCGTGATGTACACACTAACTAGGTTAGTTGCCGTGAGGATAACTCTTGTATCCGGTCGGCGTTTGCCTGTAGTTGAGTGTATTGTCGTCGAGAGTCCGCTTGCTTGTTTTGGCTGGAGTCCATCGTATGCCGTGGACTGGAGCGGAGCCAAGGTTACCGGATTTGTATACCTTGTAACCATTGGAACCGCCAAGCTTGCCATGAATCTGATTACGTATTGATCTGGTGTAATCATCGTCCATATACTTACGTCGTTCTCGGACAGCTTCACCTCGAAGGACTGCAAGCTTGCGCTTAGCATTAAGCGAAAGACCTGCATAAACCTTCTCGGCTTTGGTGGGTGTGTCTTGTACACGCCTGCGAGAGCGTCTACGTCTACTGCGTGTTTTCATATTGTAATGATGTTGCTTATTGGATATTGCAACACACTGTTTTTGTAGTGTGTTGCGAGCATTGTATGCTCTAGGCTACACTCAGAGTATTGTGAATACTCCTACCCAACACTTGGATGTTGGATCTTGGGTGTTGAGTATTGAGTGCAGGTGTAGAATACACAATGATACTTATAGTTAAGTGTTTTCCTTCGTCTATCTCCTACCGATAGTGTTCAGTTAATATTTAGTGTTGTTCTCCAGTTGGATAGGATTACCACATCCTGTTTACTTCTATTTAAGAAATTCTATACAACGATCTAAGGTGATCTATATACTTTCACATGTACATAAACCCTCATCGGAAACCCGTCAGAGTCTGGCGTTCCCACGGCATAAGTGTGTTGTAAGTGTCTGCCGTAACAAGTATTAAAGTTGAGAACACGTTCATCCCTTAGCCTCTAATAGAGACCGATACCCGGATTCAACTCAGCTTTAACTTACCATAGTAGTCTCTGTGATAGGGAGATGTTACTATGGGGGCTTTACTTGTTATATTTTTGAAATGAAATGTGCCTACAAAGCAACGTGCGTTGAAACATACAATAATATGCAACGCTACTCATTTCATCTACTACAGTTATCAAAGATCAGGTTTCAATCTCGTGGCGCACCACGAATGCTAGCGCACTAGCTTTCAGAGGGCGGTTCATTATTTCTATATAATGAATCCCTATCACAGTTACAAACATCTGGACACTAAAAAGCCCCGAACCAGTTTCCCAGTCCGAGGCTTTGTGTTGTTGTTAGGAGCTTTATGCTTTCTCCAGATTCTTCATCATCTGAATGAATGCATTCCTAGCAATATAGTTATGCTTGTCCTTTGTGTAGCCTTCCATCTTTTTACTATTGTTAACAATAGACTTAGGAAGCTCTTCCTTAGTTAGCAATCTTAAAAACTTATTGCCTTCATTCAATGGCACTAAGTTTTTCATAGCTCCTAAAGTTTCTTCTTTATAGAATTCAGGATTACGACCGAAGGCGTTTATAACTCTTGAATTTAAGAGATCTTCAGCAGTTGCTAGTTCTTTTAAGGTTATCTTTTTTTGTTTAGACATAATATATGTTTTATATGGTTGTGATCTACGTGGTAGATCGGGTTTGTAATACTATATAGCCGTATACATACACCACGAGGGGAGGGGGTCGAAGCCCCAACTCCTACGGCGTGATAGGTAGTCATTGTCTGTAAAAATTTCCCGTATTTTCATAGTATACGTATAAAATAAGGCCCGTAAGTCGCGGTTTTAATGGGGGTACCTGCCTAAAACAAAATGACATAAGCTTCTGTCACAAAGGCTAAAGACGCCAAAAAAAGGGTAGGTAAGTTTTTAATCGGCATCTTTAGGGTGGGGGATGGTGGAGATGTGGTGGAGATGTTTTGAAGCATCCCCACCACGACCAAAACACTTACACTCAAGGACTTAAAGGGTGGTGGTGGAGATGGTGGAGATGTTTTTACCTAAAAGTATAGAAGATAAGAATCATCATATAGCCCCACCCCTGTTAAACCCGAAAACCGGAAACTCACCAGAAAAAGTTTTTTTCCAAAACATCTCCACCATCCCCACCACTTTCTTGTAAGAATCTCATTTTCAATGACTTAAGGTGGTGGAGATAGCGAAAAACCATCTCAACCATCCCCACCACTCAAATAATCCAATCCTCAGGCCCTTGATCTTCGTCTTTTTTGTCTTCTTCACGCCATTCAAATGGCTCTTCGTAGAACTCATAATAAATGTATCTAACGGCAGCCTTTATTGACGAAAACAATGCCACGGGTTTTTCGCCCCAAAACAACGCCACCTCCCCAAAAGGAGCTTCGTACATTTTAGCTTCTCCGCATATTGCTATCAACTTAGGCATTTTCCCGGCCATGGGATAATATACCCTACAAGCAAAGCTTTAGCCCATGTATTCTTTAGAAACGCCTTTAAAAACACGCTGGTTTTGTCTAAAAGCTTCATTTGTAATGACTTTCGCCAAAGAGTCTAATACATGACTTCTTATAAACCTGTTTAACTCTATTGGGTCTTGTATTTCACTTATGCCCACAGACGCCTGCAATAAATGCTCTTTTTTATTTAACTTATACGTAATATTAACCTTGTACTGCCAATCATCGGCGTCAGCGTAAACGTTAGCTGCGACATTTAAATCATTGTTTATTTCTACAGAACTTAAATATTGTCTGCTTAGATCTTTTTCTAACTCCTTGATTTTATCCTGTTTATTTTTCTTACGCTCACGTTTAGCGTCTATTTTATCCTGCTTTCTAGCTATCCGGATGTTTTCCTCTATAGACCGTTGTATTGCTTCTCTTACTTGTTTATTCATATACTTATTTTATACGTAACTGAGCCTCGCACAAGTCGTTTTGAAACCTTTTTTGGATACTGAGAAGTCATCTTGGACATTGTACGCCCGAATGTGATCTTGTTTAAACTTCTGGTAAACACCTTTAACTCGTCGAAAGTCTCCATTGTACCCATAAGCTCACTCACATTGCCTTCCCAAGGGTCATCGTTACTCCTCAACTTCCACCAAAACTGAATCATCTCCCAATCACGTTGATCGGCGGATAAGTCCTTGGCCATAGATATAATATCAGGGTGGTGATAAGTGTTTATCCCAAACCTGCCGGAAGCCCCCTCAACAACCTCTTTTGGAGGTCTATACTCATTTTTGATATATGCAAGAGCATGAGGAAGCTCCCGGTCTATTACGTCCTCTATTTGTCTGTGAGTTTTCCCCCTAAACCAAGGTTTGTAATTATTAGACATTTTAACGATCATTAACTTGTCTAGAATCGTACCATCAAGATTAGGTAGTATAGATAATGAATCAGCGTCTGTATTCGTCGTTAAAACAACCCGTCCACGTCTTTCGATGTCTACAGGCTCTCTATACATCGCTCTAACAGTCATTTTTGGGGATGCGGTCAGTTTTTTGATCATTTCACTGAATCTACGATGTTCCGACAAAGAAGACGCTGACGCATTATCATCAACATACCAAACAGCACTTTCTGCTAATTCCTTGTTAAAATTTTCCTTACCTGTCAAGAAAGCCCCTGCATCAGCTCCCCCACTAAATATCTTGGGTAATATGTATGTCGCAAAAAGAGATTTACCATAATCAGCATCTCCAGCCATTATTAACGAATGTCCGGCTTGTGAATCACCCCTTTCTGCGGAGCTATAAAAGTGTTGTAACCAAGAAAACACATAATGACTTGATCTAGGGTCATCCATCCACTCATTGAACCAATCAAACAAAGTAGGCCATAACTCGGGGTTTGGGTCGGCTGCTGGGGGTAAAACCCTAACATGTGCGTGAGTATTGATATACCTTTTCGCACCAACATTGACTACCTCATCAAAATTAAACAAAAAGGGGGCTGCGCCATGGATTCGACGTTCGTCTTGTACATAAACAATAACTTCGTCTATCTCAGTAGCGGCATCCCCTTTTTTGCGCGGCTTGCTTGAGAAACCAGCCAGTCTCAGGCGGGTGATAAAGTCCTCCTTCAACACTGGGCTCCAAACTTCTCTCCCATCCTTCACCCAATACTTCTGACCATCGAACCAAGTATCGGCAACCGCTTCAGCGACCTTTTTCTCTCTGTACTGTTCAACAAAAGCTTCACCCAATATCTCTGACCAAGACACAAAAGACTTACCCGCCCTAGTCGAGTAACACCACATACCACCCAACTGCACAATACAACCTACCCGGTCTACTTTATCATCTATCCAAAACAGTGGACCCCTGCACCCAACATCAAATTCTCCAGTCCATCTCTTACCAAAATCAGGGTATACTTCCTGTATTTTCTCATGAATAACATCCATTGGTATGCTAACTTTACCCTTAGGTCCCGATGTCTTTTTCGCACAGTCAAAAAATAAAGTTTCTAGCTTCAATTCGTCAATCGGATCAGATACCTTTGTCCAAGAGGAACCTAACTCCCAACACATGGCTGGATTACGCGATGCAGCGTCATAACCGTCCACCAAAGTCTTGGCTCTTGTCTTCACCAACAACATATCATACAACTTATTTAAAAAAGCCTCGTTATCCGAAGGCAGACCCTTAGAAAACTCCCAAACCGCTCTAACCTTACCAGAATAAGTTTTTGTCATGTAAGTAGGCTCCCAACCCACCGCACACTTCATCCCATCGATGATATCCTTTAGTGTTTTGTTAGGGAGAGAGTCATCATCATAATCAGCACAAAAACCATAAATTCTATAAGGCGGGTTAGAACCAGACACCCTATGATGTGGGTTTACCCCCTCAACGAGGGTATAAAAGATGTGTTTAGTTGCTGGATCTTTGCACCACTCCCTAAAACCCTCTTTTGAGGAGAATGATGGTATTTTTGACTGTAATGTTGCTGGATGTTTTAGTGATACTTTGGCTGTTTTGCTAGTGTGGTTTTCGAGTATGTAATATTTCATTTATTTCGTATATCTTTCCATTTGTTCTACATCAGTACCTAGAGGTAGTGACTTACACCACTCCGGCGGCTCAGACATAATTCTATCTATGTCCTCTGCGGCCTCTTTTGCATTATCCAAGTCAGCTTCAATCACCACCTCATCGTGGACTCTCAAAACAACCCTGTGACCAGCTTTTCGGAGGGCAAGTACTCTATCCATAAAAACATCTCTGGCAAACGCCTGAGTAGCATTTTCAATCAAGGTCCCTTTCCAAAACCTCAATCTTTGCATCTTACCTCCTCTAGGTATTTCAGCAGACAGTCCTTTTTCAAGTTCTACCCGCCGATATTTCATAGTTCTCCCGGAGGGAAGACCAATTTCATAGTCTCCTCCGTTCGATTCACGCATATCTCTTTCCATAGAACCCCAAAGTTTTACCAACTCAGGCATCTTAGATCTGAAAGTACGTACCATTGAAGTGGCATCATCGTACTCAACACCAGTTATGAGTGAAAATTTGTTAGCAGACATCGCAAACTGACATCCTAGACACATCTGTTTCATTGTGTGCCTTAATGTTGGGTTTTGGATTTTGAGTGGTGCTGAGTCTTTATACATACCAAAAGCCCTAGCCTGCGCCTCATACCAGTCCATTCCCTGCCTCGCAAGTTCCAACATGTCGTCTTCACCCGCTAACCAAGCCGCACAACGTGCCTCAATTTGCGCTAGATCAGAAACTAGAAGGGTTTTACCCGCTCCAGCCCTCACACAAGACCTTAAATCGACCCCATACATACCACCTCTAGGTAAATTCTGCATATTAAACCCAGAATCACCGCTATCTCTGCCTGTATGAGCCCCAAAATACTTCATTCCGTATGGGAGCCTGCCATTTTCTATCCTACCTCCCATTGTTTCAAACTTCTTTAGTAGAGAGTTAGCTCCCCTAAGATCGTGAGTCGCCTCAAGAACTTTACCCTCTTCCGGGTTATCTTTGATCCACTCAATAACTTCTGGATCAGTCTTTGCCATAGAAGCTGGAGGCTCTTTCCCCTGAGAACGGCACCATGCAGACCATTCTTTTGGAGAAAGAGCTCCTGCCTGTGCTTCGGTCCACGGCAATACTCTAATAGAATCGCAAATCTTTTGAGAGAGTATTCCTATAGACTTATGAATTTCTTCTTCGTCTATAGGAACCCCATCCCAACACATCCTTGTGGTCTCTCTGGAGAGGTCTCGCTCCCACTCAGGCCACGATGATTCATTCTCTTTCCATAGGCAAGCACACCCCTTAGCATCAAACAGAGCGTATTTAGCGAGCTCCAGCTTCTCCTCTTTATCTAAATCCTCAAACTGCCTACCCTTCATGTTATCCCTGACTTCTTTAGACATTACCAAGCCAAGAGATTCTTTTAAGGATTCCTTTAACGATCTCGGATATCCTGAGTAAGCAGCCATATCTGCTGTGCAGTGCCACTCTTTAAATTTAGTTGGGGGAATGACACCAGTGCTTATCAAATGATCATGCACTGGTTCGTCAAACCCCCTATTGTGTGAGAGAGCTATAACCCCCTCAAGTTTGTCCCAAGGAGCGTCCTTAGGATGCCCTACCCACGCAAAGTTGTCATCACAATATATTGATACCATGTAAGCATCGAAATTGTCATGTTTTAAATAGTTCTGTAGACCGTCTGTAATTGTGCAGTCTTTGTCATAGTATGTTTCGTAATCAATACCTGCGTACATGGGTTAGCTACTTTATCACGTTTCTAGATTTTTTAGATTATTAAATATTAATGTAAATCGACACTGGATGTTCAATGTAGGGAGAAATCCAAAGAAAAACTCCCTTGTCCGAGGCTCTCCCTCGACTCTATTTCCAGTGCCATTTGGTTTTGGTGAACTAGATGATCACTCTAGGGAACCTAACTTCCCCTTGTCCAAGGATCTCCCTTGACTCTACTTCTAGTTCGGAGGTGTTAAAAAACCCAAGGGAACAACAACGAAGCACCTTGGTAGAAAGAAACACCCCAAATTAATATTACTTTATGCTCTCGATAAACTGGAGTTCATCAGCATCAAGCCTTCCTGACCTTTTCATGACAGGAGCAAACCAAGATACATCGCCCTCGGTTCTTAACTTAGATGTGAAAGACCACGCTGTAGTCCAAATTCCACTACCTTTAGCAAAAGCTGCGTAAGTAGCTATCTCTTTAGCTGTTGGTTTGTACGCTGACTTAGAAGCAGTGTAAATAGCTAAAGCATAATAGTTGCCGTCGTTCTCATAAGGGAACAACTCTAAAGCGTCTTCTTCAAGCCCTTCAGGAGCCTGAATCAACATTGTTATGTGAGCAATAGGTCTACAAAAGTTTGGAGAACCCCACTCAAGTGAGTAACCTGCGGTGTGAACCTCTTCTTCAGTGTTGAACACTTTAGGAAGCTCCTCAGAACCCCAAGCAACATCCTCTTGATACTGCTTCACCATATTTGTTACAATAACCCTCAAAGGTTTATCTTTAAGAGTTAGGGTAGCTTCTTTGTTTAGAACAATAGCTCCCGGAGTAAAACCCTCATCAACTAGTGCTGATGTCTTAGCAACAATGTTAATCCTAGGAAGGTTTATATCAGAAGCGTCAAACTCCCCAGCTAAACCAGCCTCGTTTAATTGTTGATCTGTTAGGGTCAACTCTCCCTTATCAGAGTCCTGTACTATAATAGCACCCTGATCCTCTTCAGTTACTGTAACCTCTACAACTTCCTCCTCTTTTTTAGAAGCTGCTTTCTTTGCCGGGCTCTTTTTACCCTTTTTTTCCATTTCTGCGAATGATGTTTTTGCCATTTTATTTATATTTATTTTTATTATTTACTATTTTATTTCGGATAAGAACTGAGAATCTTTAGCGGTTTCAATAGCACCAAGTCTATGGAGCTCTGACATCACTTCTGACACCCTTTCTTTTTTCTTACCACGAGGGGTCTTATCAGACACCAGTTTCTCCAGTTTGCCAACTGGAAATTTTTCAATTCCTTCTAGGAAATCTTCTACGTCTACCATATCCTTAACAGCCCCGAAAGCGGCTAGTGCAGATGTAATAGATCTTCTACCTCTTCTTTCTTTAATTTCAAAACCCGGTATTTCTACACCATCCTCCATAGCCATCTTTTTAGCAGCATACTCAACTCCAGCAGCCCATTTACGTACTATAGGGACTGCCTTTAACATATCTGCAATAACTTTAGGGTCGGTACAATCACTACCATGAATATCCTCAGGCATATCTAAAAAGTCTTTAGCTGAAGGAGCGTATTTCTTAGCGGTCTCTAAAGATAGTTTAGCTAGAGAAGGACAACGACCAGCATTTTTACAGTAGTTACATATCTTTAACTGAGGAATGAGTTCATTAGGGTCTGCGTCTGAAAAACACGCCCTAACTTTCTTGGCCCTCTTAATTACATTGGATATAGCGTGAACCACTTCATCCATATCTTTCCGTTCAAAAGTGTGGAACAATATTTCATCCCTGCGACAAGCTATAAAGTAAAAGTGTATTGTGTCTAACTGCGGAAACCTTTGAAAGGCACCCAAAGCATACGCCTTTGCTTGCCAGTTATCTTGAGGTTCATCAACAGCCATTTGACCAGTCTTATAATCAATTTGAACTGCTTCAGTTCCGTTAACTGTAAGTCGATCACAAGTACCAAATGTCTCCTCGCCTGTAAGCTTCATTGTAAGCCTAATCTCTTTATAGTCATCTAACTCACCAAAGTTCTCTGAGTAGCCGTGGTTATCGAATATAGCCTCTTCAGCGTTTCTACAACCTTGAGCTAGGGAAGACTCATAGTCGTTTAAATTAGACCAATCTCCGGTCTCTAACGCCTCATGTATCCTAGTCCCCATCTCTGCGGCAGGGTTAGTACCACTTTCACCTTCGTAACCGGGACAATGGGCGGACATTTTAATCGAAGAAGGGCCATATTCAGCGTGAGCTTGCGCTTCATCGACGACAGTTTGCTTTTTATCTTCCATATTAGTAGTATTATATACGTCATTTTGCGAATGAAGCAACTTTAAATTTTCAATTTTTGTCATCATTGAATTAACTATGCTAGTTTCTATAGTTTTTTCAGCTACTAACACCCTCTGAACACTTTCAGACATTCCCCCCAAACGATCCACACGTCCTAAACATTGATGAAAGTCTTTAGCATTATACGTAGGACTTATTAGAGCTAATCTGGGAGACTCTCCTGTGGTATCATGTAAACTAACCCCAACACCACCCGCAGCAGTATTACAGAGGATTACTTTTACTTTACCAGTTTGGAAAGCTTTTATAGCAGAATCCCTCACATCTTTATTCTGGCCTCCCTGCACAAAAGTGTGGTTTTCTTTAAGCCTGCGGGACAAAGCGTCTATTGAATCAGTAAAGTTTAAGAAAACAGCTACAGCATTTCCAGCTTCCCTAGCCTCGGTAACCATATCAGCAATGTCAGGAACCTTTAAAAGCTCTATTTCCTGCCTTAACCGTAATATTTTAGTTAAAACTATGGGTTCATCCCCATCACCTTCTTTTCTAGCCTCTAGTTTTTCTATTTCAGGTTCTAGTTCCTTAAAAAGGCTGTTTATTTTAGCTTTTTTGCCAAACCTAATGGGGTCTGTAACTATTCTAGTCTTTTGAAAGTGTGTGCCTAAATCTTCTCTCGTAAGCTTATGCCCACGTTCTGGGTATATAAGTTTATTAAGTTCTTTTAATTTCCCCCTATTTCTTTCTGGAAAGTTTAAAGAGTTCCACCGATCAAACTCACAACCCCAATTTTGAGCCCAAGCCCAGAAGTTACTTAGACTATGTAAACTCAACGTAAACCCTAGAGCTCTCATCTCTCTAGGGTCTTCAGCAGCAGTAGCTGATAGCAGTAAAATCTTAAAACCCTGCTTTTTAGCTGCAATAAGCATATTAGCGTTCAATGTACGAGTCCCTTTAGCTTTGTGACACTCGTCAAACACCAATAAAACCTCTTTTGGGTCCAAATTTACCCATTTAAACGCCTTTTTACCTGCTTTTTTGATCCAATTAGTGTTCCCAGCCCTTAATTTCTCCCAATTATACACATTATAGTCACTTACACCTTGCTTGTCTAAAGTGTCTTCCCAAGAAGCTATTACCGTTTTCGGGCAAACCACGAACGGGGTAAGAGCCATGGTTTTAGCAATTTCCACCGCTTTGAGCGTTTTTCCCGTGCCCGTGTCGGACGAATCGAGAGCGGCTCCGTGTTTTTTGAGGGCTTCAACGAGGGCTTTATGTGATTTTTTCTGAGCTGGATAGAGTGTTAGCACCGTATAGAGCGATTAAAACTGCGTCACAATTTTTTAACGTCCACTTTGTTTGAGGGAAGAATCTCCCAGCAGCGTCTTTTAGAGCAGCTTTTCTTTGTGTTTTTATTTTTACTTGAGGTAATCCTAGTGATTTTTGCCATTTTTGGGGTAAAACTTCGTGTAGAGGTATTTTTAATGTTCTTATTACACCTCGTTCAAATCCATAATTTTGAGCAAACTTCCATGTAGAAGCTACTCCCTGCCCCGGAAAAGCATTTACTTTTTCTATAAATGCAGCATCTATTTTTTCTTTAGACGCTTCTTCTAGGACATCTATAAAGTCCTGTTCTGTAGAGTAGTTATTAATTAACGTGGGGATGTCGTTTTCTAATATGACTAAAGCACCCCCTACTCCCGGATCAACTCCCAATATTCTCACTTAGTATTATAGGTATTAATTCTTTTACTGTTAATTTTCTTTCTTCTGCTATTTCTTCTAATTTTATTTGTGTCTCTTTATTTAATATAATTTTGTGTTGAAAAGATTCGCCTACTTTATTCTCAACTAAATCTGTAACTAGTTGACTTAAAGAACCTCCTGCATCAGCGGCATATTTTTTACCATTTTCTACAGTTTCTTTAGGCATATACAAAGTTACCTTTGTTGGTTGTTTAATGTTTCCGGATCTTGCCATACATAAGTATTTAATTCGTCTAAATGCACAAGGCAACTAGAAAGTTTAAAATTTGCGTGTAAAGTTAAATGTGCCTATTAAAAAATACGGGTATCAATTTCCAATGGGAACCAATGAAGTTACTATGGAGCTTCATGCGTTTTTAAATGACCGGGGCCCCGAAAACGGGGGTTTAGGTCAGTTTGAACATTTTAGAAATGCAGCAGACCTTTTGTGGAATGACCCTCAAAAACCAACGTCTAGAAATTTTATATGGTCTCCTTGGGCAGAAGACATGTTGTACGAAGCTTGTGACAACCAGTATCTTTCTATAGCAGGATGTGCTTCTTCTGGAAAGTCAGACACTATGGCTTTGTGGGGGATAATTAATTATTTAGCAGATCCCTACAATACTTTGGTTATAGTAACTTCAACTACATTACGAGAAGCTCGAAGACGTATTTGGAAGTCTATAACAGAGCTTTGGGCTGCGGTACACGGTCTACCGGGTAAAATGGTTCCTTCTTTAGGACAAATTAAAGGTTTATCGAAAGATGGGGGTTTTTGGGAATCTACAGGCATAGTCCTAGTACCAGCAGAAAAACGAAAAGAAAAAGAAGCTATAGGTAAACTTGTAGGTATTAAACAAAAGCGATTAATCTTAATTGCAGACGAGCTCCCAGAACTACCAGAGTCTTTAGTTCACGCAGCTTATACAAACTTATCTACCAACCCACACTTTCAAATGATTGGTTTAGGTAACCCAAATAGTCATTTCGATGCTTTTGGAGTGTTTAGTAAACCTAAGTTAGGGTGGGGTTCTGTTACCGAGCAGGATAATGAGTGGGAAACTTCTAGAGGTAAATGTATTAGATTTAATGCTGAAGAAAACCCCAATGTATTAGCAGGTAAGAATATATACCCATGGATGCCTGACAGAGAAACTGTAGAGGCTGCAAAAAGAGATTACGGAGCCGACTCTCTTTTGTACTACAGGATGTATAAAGGGTTTTGGTGCCCCGACGGTATAGATAGTGGTGTTTATTCCGAAGCCGATTTAGTTAGAGGGGTTGCGTCGATGCCAGCTAAGTTTGATAAAACTCCGGTTAAAGTAGCCGCTATAGACCCATCATTCACAAACGGAGGGGATAGATCCATAGTATTCTTTGGTTCTTTAGGTGAACAAGATGGCGTACAAGTATTACAATTCGATTCCTACGAGGCTTTAACCGAAAACATTAATGACAGAAAAACACCTCGTTCTGTTCAAATAGCTAGAAAATTTAAAGATATTTGCGTTAAAAACGGTGTATTACCTGAAAATGCAGCTTGTGACGCTACAGGAGCTGGGGGCCCTTTCCACGATATAGTTAGTGTGGAGTGGAGTGATAGAGTGCTACCCGTTAACTTTGCAGGTAAAGCTTCTGATAGACCTGTATCAGCTACAGATAAAACTCCCGGTAATGACAGATATGCTAATAGAATGTCAGAGATATGGTACCAAGGACAAGAACTTTTAAGGTCTCAACAACTTAGAGGGATACCCACCGATTTAGCTAGGGAGATGGTAGGACGTAAATATGAAACAAGTGGATCTAAT